TAAAAAATACATTACCGAAGACGGTAGACAATTATTACAAGATTAATACTATGTTAGAGAAAAAACTTCTAGAAGAAATCAATAGATATAAATCTATTAATAAAAATGCAAAATCACTTTATGTGATCAATGAACAAGAATTACCACCAGCGCCAGCACCTACTGATGCTCCAGCAGGGGCAGAATTAGATATGCCAGCACCTACAGACGCACCAGCGCCTACAGATGCTCCAGCATTACCAGATTCACCAGAAGGTATGGAAAGTACTGAAGAAGTTGATGTTACTGATTTGGTTAATATGACCAAAAATATCAAAAACGAATTAGAAGCTTCTAAAGGTGAACAAAGCGGTGTTATGCAACAAATGGATGCAGTATTCAGCAAGCTAGATGACCTTGAGGCTAAATTAAGCAACATGGATGCGGTTATCGCTAAAATCGACCAATTAGGTGCAAAGATAGACGATGTCAAACCACAAACACCTCAGGAAAAATTAGAGATGCGTTCATTGGATTCATATCCATTTAATGAAAAACCACAAGAATTTTTTGCACATAAACAACAAGAAATGAGAGCTAGTGGTAAAAACGAATATGTTTTAACTAAGAGCGATATTGAAAATTATTCTAAAGAAGATTTAAACCAGTCATTTAACCCTTATGAAGACGAACAACAACCTAGGTTCTAACGTTAACCTATTTTTGGGGCTACAATGTCAGTTCAAAATATTACATTGGCAAACAAAAGGTTATGCCAGACATATTGCTTTTGGTAACACTTATGACACATTAGACGGCCTTATTGATCAATATGTGGAAATATCAATGGGAAAAGTTGGTAGATTTTCAATTGATGAATCAAGTAGAACTATTGAAATTTTTAACTTACAAGACATTGATATTGTTAAATTTTTACAAAAAATAAAAGAATTTTTAATTGGCTTGAAATCCGAGTTATCTCCAGAAAATGATACAGACTTACTGAATTTAAGGGATGAAATGCTTGGTGAGGTCAATAAATTGGCTTACCTTTTAACTTTAGAATAAAACTATTTAAAAAATGATATCAGGATCAGCAGCTTTAACAGCTTCAAATACAACAACAGGATCTCTTTCTTATATTAGCACACTAGTTTCTGGTGCTACCGCAGAAGGTTTATATAGAATAGTTGTCGGTAATACCCATATGAATGAGGCGATGGCAACTAAATTAAGAAATGTATATGGTTACAATGTTACACCTAAAAACTCGTTTATGGGTACTTATGATGATTATATTATAAGTTGGGGTGATATTGAAACTCCTCCACCACCAGCTAGTTCCGGTACAATTGTATTCAATGGATTAGATCCAGATAATGGTGGATCATACGTTGCTGCACCAAATGCTACTATAACAACTTGGTTACCAGCTAGTGCTGACTTTACAGTTGAATGGTTCCAATATCAAACACTAGGTGGCGGTCACCCAAGAGTATTCTCAATCGGCCCAGATACTACCGCGAAATATGGTGTTAGTATTGAAGCTAACAAAATATATACTTGGCCAGGCGGAAATAACTATGCAATTGGTAAAACATATGTGAACACTTGGATACACGTTGCATTAGTTAGAGAAAGTGGTATGACAAGATGTTATATCGATGGAACTCAAGTAGGAACCGCACAATCAAATGCAGTAAGCGTTACAGGATCAACATATGACTTCTATATCGGTTCTGATGGTATAAGTGACGGTGATGGATTCCAAGGTAAAATTACAAACTTCCGTTGGACGAATGCTGTTGTATACACAGGAACATCATTTACCCCAATAACAGCACCTTTAGAGGTTTTAGCACAAACTAAGCTATTACTACTTGGAGGTTCAGAAGCCAATCCGGTGGTAGACTCAACAGGTATAAATGTGTTAGATTACGCAGATACAACATGGAGTGCTGACACACCTTTTAGCTAACAAATAAAAAATTTAAAAAAATATTAAGCCCAGATTTTTTAATCTGGGTTTTTTTATGTATCTTTTATCATAAGATTTTTAACAAATAAAAAAACTATTATGGCAACAGTAGATTCAGTACTAGCACAGTACGAAAAAAACAAAAACGCTACAAGTAGCAACGCAAACAAAATGTCAAATGAAGACAGATTGAAAAGGTATTTTACAACAGTTCTTCCTAAAGGAGCTAAATCTGGTGAAAAACGCCTAAGAATTTTACCAACTGTAGATGGTGAAACACCATTTAAAGAAGGTTATTTCCACGAAATACAAATTGATGGTACTTGGACTAAATTATATGATCCAGCTCAAGATGGTAAACGTTCGCCATTAAATGAGGTTAAGGATGCATTATATGCAACTAAGGTTCAATCTGATGCGGAATTAGCTCGTCAGTATCGTTCACGTAAGTTTTATATTGTTAAGGTTATCGATAGAGATAACGAGCAAGATGGGCCTAAGTTCTGGAGATTTAAGCACAACTCTAAGGGTGATGGTATCATTGATAAAATCTTCCCAATCTTTCAAAAGAAAGGTGATATTACCGATGTTGAAACTGGTAGAGATATCACATTATTCTTAACGTTAACTAAATCTGGTAACGGTAAAGAATACACATCAATTAATTCGGTTATGCCAGAAGATCCATCACCACTTCATACTGATCCAACGCAAGTTAGCGCTTGGGTTAATGAAGAAACAGTATGGTCAGATGTTTACTCTAAGAAACCAGAAGAATACCTTGAGATGGTAGCTAAAGGTGAAACCCCACGTTGGGATAGTGATACTAAGAAATGGGTATCTAACTCACAAGGTGAAGAAGTTTTTAAAGCACCTTCTGCACCAATTGAAGATCCACAGGAAGATGATGATGCGGACGAGAACTTACCGTTCTAATTATACAAGGGGTGGAGATAACGTCACAAGCCCCATTTTTAAAACAACTATTATATGGCTATTAAGAAAAAAACATTTAGCGACGAAGACATCTTAAAAGAGTTTTCAACTAAAACAAAATATAAAGAAACCAACTACTACTATTGTGGTCAAGCGTTTTTAGATGCTTGTGGTATGCCTGGTCCAGTTATGGGTGGTATTAATATGTTTCTAGGTCACTCTAACTCATCTAAAACAACAGCAATGATTTTAGCTGCTGTAGATGCTCAAAAGAAAGGTCACTTACCTGTTTTCATTATCACAGAAAAGAAGTGGAATTGGGAGCACGCGGTTCAATTAGGTCTTCAAGCTGAACAAGATGAAGATGGTGAATGGCACGGTAATTTTATCTTTAATGATGGGTTTGATTACATTGAAGAAATCACAGATTTTATCAACAAATTAGTTGATGCACAAGCGTCAGGTAAATTAAATAAGAATTTATTAATATGCTGGGATTCTGTTGGTTCTGTTCCATGTAAAATGACTTTTGAAGGTAAGGGTGGTAAGCAACATAATGCTTCAGCCTTAGCAGATAAAATCGGTATGGGTATTCACTCAAGAATTTCTAAATCAAAGAAAGAAGATTATCCAACAAAAGAAAATCCATTATATATTACCATGATTGTTGTTAATCAACCATGGGTTGAACTTCCAGATAATCCATTTGGACAACCAGAGATTAAAGCAAAAGGTGGTGAGGCGTTATGGTTAGCATCATCAATTGTGTTTTTATTTGGTAATCAAAAGAAAGCAGGTATCAATCATATTGATGCTGTTAAAGGTGGTAGAAAGGTTACTTATGCAATTAGAACTAAAATCTCAATCCTTAAGAACCACGTAAATGGTTTAGCATACAGAGACGGTAAGATCATTGCAGTACCACAAGGTTATATTCACGATACTAAAGAAGCATTAGACGCATATAAGAAAGATTATTCTGATTATTGGAATCAAGTGCTAAGTGGTTTTGGTGACGGTGAGATTGAATTTACTGAATCTGAGGATGAGGAAATTGGTGGTGAATAGTATTTTTATTTTTAACTTTTAACACAATAGACGAAATGTCTAATACATTACTGGTTGACGGCGATAATTTGTTAACCATAGGTTTTTACGGTCAGAAGAATAGATTTTTTAAGGGTCAACATATTGGCGGTTTATACCACTTTATTGATACCCTTAGAAGATCTTTCGAAACATATAAGTTAGACAAAATCTGTGTATTCTGGGATGGTAAAGAAGGGTCTTTATCAAGAAAGAAAATCTACCATCACTATAAAGAAAATAGAAAACAAAGAAACAAAACCGAGGAGGAGATCAATTCGTATCAATACCAAAGAAATAGAATCAAACAATATCTAGAAGAGCTATATGTTAGACAAGCAGAATTTGAATACTGTGAGGCTGACGATTGTATAGCTTTTTATACACAATCTTCATCATCCGAGAAAAAGATCATATATTCATCTGATAGAGATTTAGTACAATTAATTAACAATGACGTTGTTTTATATAATCCATCTCATAGAAAATTATATTCTAGAAATGATATTATTCAATATGACCACGAAGATGTTTT